GATACCGGATTGCCGCCAACAATGCGTAAACCGGAGGTATGTGGGGTACGCCAGTTAAGAGTCAATTCTAATGAGCCGAAATGACCGCGCACAGGAGCGTCCACTTCACCTGCCAGTCCTACTCCCGTGATAGATGTAGTGCTGGATGCCAGTTCTGGCAAATCCACATTGGCAATGCCAATCATATTGTCTTCGCCATCCCAATAGACTCTTGCTTCCTGAAGCATTTCAGGGACTTTATTTACAACCATCTTTTTTCACCTTCTTCCTATGCTGCTTCAAAGAGCGCCTTGAAGTTGTCCACGTTGTACTCGAAGATACAATTGCATTCCTGCATTGGTACTGGTGGCGTGATGTAGCTGTGGACACGGAAGATTCCCTGCATGAGGTCGGCAAGTGGGTTTTCGCTTTCCAAGAACCGAATATCTGCCCCTAACAAGAATCCTCGGCTTCCCAGACCATTCAGGCGCACCGCTTCACTGTTGACAATGCTCTTGATAAGTCGCGGCATAAGTGGACGGTCAACCTTTTGCCAGTATGTGAGGATAAATGTTTGGTATTGCCAGTCAAAGAACCTGCGAACGCAAATGAAGCAGTCCTTCGGATCTGTAACAGACGGATAAGCGCCAGTATAGTTGCCCCAACTCTTCCAACCACCGCTGAAATTAATCGCTGTTACAATCCCCTGCGCGTTAAGCATGTTAGCTTGTTCCAATGTCAGAGTCACTTCTGTGCCGTCGGCAAGACATGCACCAGTAACCTGCATAGTGCGATTGGATGGTGATTCATAAGGGATATCCTCGTTACTAGCATCCATAATGCCAATAGTGCCCATCAGCTGGGTGGACATATGATAGATTGTCTCACCATTCCTGACACACGGCCAACACACTACCTGGTTTGTACCAGTATAGTTATTCTGGTTCTTCCAAACATTTACATCAGCATAGCTTTTGGCCTCTTCTGTATCCACATCCGTCAACACAATGCAACGGAATAAACCGCAGAGTGTCAGAGCTTTTGCCTTCATTACGGATGCTACCGTTGGGTCTTGGCTCCAGCCGGGTGCTACCAAAATTCCCGGCACCATTGAGAACAACATATAAATGGAGCTTGCCCATTCCAGCCCCTTGACTTCCCCGGACTGGCTCACGCCGCCAATGATATCCATTATAGTTACTTTTGACGCATCCACTTTATCATAGCTGACAGCAAAACTTTCCAGACCACTGTCAGGGCCGCCTGCAATATCCGTGATAAGTAGTTCGCCGTCATCATTGAACTCGGCAATGTAATCCTCATTTTCCACCAGTTTAGTACCGCCAATGCCATCTTTAACCACTAATGTGGACTTGATAACAGGGTCGGTGATGGTGGCTACACCACTTACGAGAGGAACGGCCTTTTCTGGTACAGCAGTCTTATGTTTTTTGGGGTCAAGCACATTGATAAAGATAATGGGCTTCACACCGTAAAGCTGGAACTCGCTGAACATACTTTCGCAAAGCGTAAAATCTTTCCAATTTCCGCTATAGCCCAAAGCCTTGACGGCTTCACCGTACTCATAGCAGATAACCGGCTTGTTGACATAAGCCTGCGGGTCTTCGGTGAGATGTACAGGGGCTGTCCCCCATACAACAGGCAGTCCGGCTGTGGTATTTACCGGAGGAATTAAGGAAGTTGGCACTTCCGATGCCCTTATTCCATGAAAATAAGCCATAATCACTTACCACCTTTCTTTTTGAATTCTTCGCTTGCCCGCTTGTAATATGTATTGCGGAGCGAACCTGTGCGTCCAATCTCGCGACGCGCCTGATCTAGTCTTTCCGGTGTTACAAAAAGATGTTTCAAGCTGGGATGGTCTTTATACGCAGCAGGAGCGCCATCCGCGAAGATGGTAAATGTGCTATGCAGCACCGTCCCTTTAATCGGCGGGCCTACATAGATAACCGGCTGCGCACTTTCCTGCTTTTTAGCAGTTTCCGTTTTCGCCTGCGGTGTGTCCTTGGTTTCTTTTGTGGTTTTAGCCATGATTTTCACCTCTTCCAACTGTTCATTTGAGCAAGAAATTTTGGATTGCTGGGCTGTTTAAGGTAAACAGTAAAGTCGATTCTTCCTTCCCAGAAAGGAAATGGCTGCTCATCGGGGATGAATGTTTCCATGGCATCATCCTCGGTGAGCTTAATTTGATACTGGGCATTAATCGGATTGTTGGCCAAAAGCTGATAGCGCATGAACTGTAACAGGTTATACAGGGATTCACATCCCGCTTTCCTGTCATTGTCAAAGGTAACAGCATATATAACCATCTTGGCCAGAGTATGCTTTTCCCCGTCCTCTATCATCAAGGGGCGGACAACAACTGCCGGGACATGTTTTTTCATATCCTCGGCTTTAGCTTCCCTGGGCAGGAATCCGGCGTACGCATGATAGGGTTTACTTTTGGATAAATCCCCCGCATTTATTTCCTTTTCGCTGTACTCCTGAAACCTCTGATTCAGAAATTCCGCTATAACTTTGGCAGCGCCCCATGGAGTCTCCATGCCTTACCCTCCCATCAGACGGCCAACCTCATGCCGGATGCGTTCCTCATACTTCTTCATAGCAGATTCTGCAATCTCATTTTTAATTGCATCATTGCCAAAAAGCTGAGGCACGGCAGGGCCAAAAATACGCTCAATCGGCAAACGGCTCTTGCCGCTGCGCTTGAAGAACGTATTGCTATAGGCAAAAGAACGAGGCACGATATCTCCTGAACCTTTTTTGATGGACACAAAGACACCAGCTTTGCGCTTCTTTGCTTTATAGTGCCCTGCACTTCTGCGCGGCCCGGCAATCCGTAGCACTGCACCACTTTCGACTGTGCGAATGCTGGTAGCCGACTTGATAGATGCGGCATCAATGGTGTAAGTCTTGCGCACATGCTTGGTGCCAATCGTCTTGGCGTGTGTTGCCGCCCGCTTGGCTGCCCTTGATATGGCCGCATGAACCTTGTCACCACTGAGTGCTTGCAGCTGTTCTTCCAGTGCCTTGGCACTTTCCCGGGAGACTTCAATCTCAATCATGATTACCAGCCTCCTGCTCCATCAAGACCGCTGATATTGGCTTTCAGATTTATGGTGAGCATTCCCATGTGTTCCACACAGGAATCCACCAAGAATTCTTCCTCATCCAGTGAAAGCAACTGGTCTTCCACTGGCATTTCACCAATATCAGCCTTTTTGACATGGATAGTGACGGCAATACTATGGACAGCATCATAACCCTCGTAATCCCTGCCAACCTGCAAGCTTTCCTTACTGGTTGGGCTTTCCACTATACAGTTGCAAAGCGTCCCATTCAGGTCATGCTCATCGGCAAATTCTTCGAGGTCCAGGAACACATCGTCCATATCCTCCGTCACCATCTCTTTGAAGGCACTCATTTTTTCTTTCCTTTGTCGCCCTTGTTGCCTTTGCCCGTCTGCATTGCAGCGTCCGGGTCGAGGGCAGGGAGGCCGTCACCGGAATCTTCTCCAGCATCCTCTGTGCCCGAATCGAGCACATCGTTTTCAGCGGGGATTCCTTCATCTGCCGGTTCATCTGTGCCCGATTCGGGCACATTGCCCTGATAGAACGAAAAATCACCGCTGGAACGAGCCACCAGCCGCTTAGCTTCGTTATTATCCGCAACGGATATCACGCTTCCTGCGCCATACAGTTGGCCATGGAGGGAGATAAAACCCTTGTTTATAATAATCTTTGCCATCGTACTCATCCTTTCGCCTTGATAAGTGCCCAATCATCTGCCCAGGTCGGAGCAAGCAGGAAACGGCTGTACATGGTCAAGGAAATTTCCTGACTGTTCTTGTCGCCATTGTAGTAGGGGACATACTGACCACTGTAGGTGTTATAGTCATTGCCGGAATCATTGAGCAGGGTAACTGCCCCATGCAGCTGACGGCCACGCCCCGGATTAGCAATGATGACCGAATCCGGGTCGAGGAACGGCTTCACTTCACCATCATCATCGGTATACGTTTCAGCATAACTGTAAATCTCCAGATTCAGCGACTGCAAAAGACCGATACGGCGAATCTGTGGACTGATGAAGCGTGGTGCCAGAGCCAGCATAGCTAAGTTTTCTCGATTCGGAATGGAGAGCCACTCGACAATGCTCTTGTTCTTGATGAGATACTTCTCAATATTGGAGCCACAGAGCATCAGGGTAGGAATCTGCCCCGTATTTTCCTGAATTAATTCGCTCATGCTCTTGATTTGGCTATAAATGTCAGCACCGGCATTGTCCCAGGTATCACTGCCGGTGGGAGTAAGTTTCTGATCCCAGCCAGGGAAGGAAACCGTATCCAGTACCACGGTCTTGCCATCATCGGCATAACCTTCGATGACACACTGACCTGTGGTGAGAATATCCGCCGCCATCTTGTTCTTGCGGTTGATAATCATATCCCGCAGTTCCACGAGGTCACGTGCCTGCATTTCAGCCGCCCGCTGTGCCGGAGTTTTCACGGAATAGATATTCTCGCCAAAGGTGCGGTGTTCTAAATCCTCCGGCGTGATTACCCGGCGAGGTGCTACCATCGGCGGCGTATACGTTTCAATCCACGAATTTTCACGCGCCATATTTACGCCACGGCCACCTTTTACGACAAAAGGTGCCAGACGGCGGCCACCTTTCTTATATTCCACCATAATCTTGCTGCTCACGGTGGGTGCCGGCATCTGCGGAAAGAATGTATCGAGCAGAAAGCTGGCCGGCGGTTTGATGCGTTCCATTACCCCCATCAAGGATATGGTGTCGTTGTATTCAATCATCGGCATTTTATTCCCCTCCCTCGGTTACTTCAAAGCCGTAAACAGGATATTGCGCAAACGCAGTTCCGCCTCGTGGGCTTCTACCGTGTCACCTTCCGCCAACACGATTTTCTCACGGTTGAAACGTCCGGACACGTAGACCGTGCCTGCAGTATCTTCCCCTGCTTCTGTCAGATCAATATCGTCTTTCAACACGTAATCCGCTACGCCACCGGCTGCAGTCTGTGTTGATGCTGTCTTCTGTTCGGTGATAAGCATGCCTCGTTTATAAGCTGTGCCTTTTTTGAGCAGGATGTTCTTGGTCAGCGGTGTAATCTCCGGGCCTGCCAGCAGTTCATCAAAGCTTGTGGCATTTTCAATAACTTCATGCATGGACATCTTACTTCACCTCCATGATATGGTTTGCATAGTTTGCAACCTCTTCGATATTGGCAGCCTTCTGAGCTGCTTCATTCTTGGTTCCGGCCTGTGGTGTAGGTAACACGCCGTTAGGGCCGGAATCCGAGTTATCCTGCAGCATGGCCATGAACTGTTCATACATGTTCTTCGTCTGCGTGTCCTGCGTAGCAGGTTCCTGCTGCGGAATTGCATCCACATAAGGTTTCACGCTATCAGCCGTGGCACCATTAGCCTTTGCCGTCTCGATGATGGCATCTACGGCAGGATTTCCGTTCTTCAAAGCCTCCAAATCCGCTACGCGCTTACGTTCCTCCGCCAGGATTGCTTCCTTGGAATCTGAAGGT